CTTAGAATAATAACCTTCGGGGCAATGATAACAAGTGTGATTAGTAGAAGTTCTGTAATGATTTTCTGGACACGGAACACAATTAATGCTATATTTATCAGTATTGTGTTTAGCGAAAACATTTCCTGCTTTGCAATTATTTAGAGTAATAATTGCATTCAAATCTTTATTATGCTCTGATAGAAATTCATTATGTTGCGATAGGTAATCTTTTTCTCTTTCCATTTTTCTTACAACTTCATAATCACAATAAGAACCTCTACTACTGCTTTTATGCATTCTATGGATACGCGCTTCAGTGTTGGAAGCGAAAGCGAAGATTGCGACGAAAGTCAGGGACAATTTTGACATAATTGTGTAATAAATATAAAGAGGTTTATAATCAATTTTTTATTTATATTATAAATTATAGAGCAAATCATTTATTATATATTATTATATTAGAAATGTCTGGAAGTATAAAAAGTTCAATTTTTAATAAAGACAAAAATAATAAATTATCGGTTAATCAATGTCAACATTTTTTTAAAGATTACAATAATTTTAAAAAAGGCAGAGTAAAAAAAATTTTTAATCCAAAAACAAATAAGCAACTAGTAGATAAAGATAGAATAGAATTTATATACTTATACTGTAGGAAAAAAGTAGGATTAGATGACGATGTATCTTCTGCATCATCTTCAGTATCATCTTCTAGATCATCAGGTTCTTCGATAAGTTCTACTTCTTTAGATAATGAAATACTTTTAGATTCTTATTCTAAAGTTGAAGATATTATTGAATTGCCCTTAAATGATATTGTTAAAAATAGAGAAATTATTTCTAACTTATTTTCAAAACCTATATCATTAGATACTGGTTTATTAAAATTAAAGGAGTATCTAGAAAAAACTGATAGAATGCAAAATATATATGTCGATGCTTATTATAGATTTTTAGAAGAAATTAATAAGTTAATAAATGAAATCTATTATAATAATACATTTGCCGCGGACTTACTTACTTTAAAATATAATTGGAAAAAGGACTATAAATATAATCCCTTTGAAATTCATGAAGATAGCAGTATAGAGGAGTCCGTTAAAAAAAATGCCAAAGATTTAAAAAAAATGTGGGTAAACATCAAAGATCTCAACAATGATATCAGAGTGAGTGATTTCATGTTTATTACTTATAATGAGTATAAAAACATTATTACATATTCTGAAAATAACAAAAATCACAATGAAATGATGACAAATTTAGATAATAATAAATTTAAGTATTACGCTATACAATTTATTCTAGTACAAATCAGAGATGCAAATTCAAAAAATCCATATGTATATGATAATACTAATGATACTATTAAATTAATTGATAGATTATTATCTAAAAACATTTTTCAAACCACAAATATTTCGAAATCAGTAAGTAAATCTATAAGTTGGACTGGAACTCCAAGAAGTTCATCGAGCGGCCACAGTCATTTTCAATCTAAAGCAAATATAGTAAATTATAGAAAAAAAAAAGAAGAGTTAGTTGCAATAATTAATGATAATAATATTAATGATTCTGATCCTTATATGGTTGAAGAGTGGTCTGATATGCCTTTAAGAAAATTAAAAAACGTTTTATCTATAAAATACACAGATAGTAAAGGTAAGACATTTAGTTATGCTTTTTATGTAAGAACATTATATCAAGCGTGGAGAAAAGCAGTTAAATATAGTGAACCTTTTGTAAATCCTTATACTAGAAAGTTATTTACTGCAAATGATAAAGATGATATATTAAATGCTATGATGATTTTATACCCTGGTATAAAAAGACCTGTATTAGGGTTTGGAAGAAATGATATAGTGTACAAAAAATATATAGGAGCACCTAATATTATGTTCATCCTTTTTAAATATGTAGTTAGAATACCAAATAATCAACCTTTATTGGTAGAAGTTATAAATATGGAAATTCCTCTTAGTTATGAAATTGAATTTCCACCAGAATATGTTCCGCAAATATTATTCGATAATATAGAGATACTTATAACAAATAATAAAATTTTTGGAAAGGATTTACCTCTTAAACCGTTGAATATATTTAATGAATTTAATAAGATGAGAATTTTAAATTTTCAAACTTATAAATACGTCTTTGATAGTATTAGAAATGCTATATAAATTCGCCTAATTTTTTAATATATAATATTATACAGACCTGGCGATTAATCTGAAAAAGTCTAAATATTGTTCTTCAGTAGTAATATAAGAATTATAATATTTTGCAAAAGCAGGATGTAATTTAAAAGGTATTTTTTTGCCCAATATTATATTTCTATTTCCTTTTTTCATATTTTCTATATTGTAAAATAATATTGCTGGAGAATACTCTACTTGACTTTCATCATTATATAATTCTAAATTATTTATAATATTTATACACAATATTCTAATATAGTTAGGGTTTGTTAAAGTGCCTGCATTAAACCATATATTTATTCTCCAGAAATATATTCCATTTTCACGAATAATTTCTACATCTTGGTAATGGATATCTGAACGCTGTATACTATTTTTAGGTATTCCTATATTCTGATATTTTCTATCAAGAACATTTAATATATTACGTTCATCATCAACAGTAAATGGTACTCTTGTAATTGGGTTAATAAATTGTTTTCCTTTTATAACAGCATTTTTCCAATCAGTATATAAACTCTTAGCATAGAAAGCATATGTATATATGCGCCCATTTAATACATTTGATATTTTTACAACTAATTTTAATTTATCCATAGATAAATCTACCCATTTTACACCTAAATATGGATCCGCGTCATTAACTGTTCTAGGATTATTCCCATTATTCATTATATAATTAACATATTCTCTTTTTCCTATTTGATTATATATCGTATTCATAGTAGCATCTCTGTCTTCATCATCGCTACTTTTGCTACCACTAGAACTGAATGACTTAGAAACATCAGGGTCGTTTATCATAAAATCCATATTTAATAATTTTCTCATTAATCTTTTACACGATACCATATGTTGTGCTATTTCAGGGTCTCTTACGGCATTATGTAGAACTAATCTGCATATATAATATAAGGTAAAGTAGTAGTATTTATTTTGAGCCAATCTTCTAATTAAATTATTGCCTGTCGCAGTAGTATAATTCTCATTATTAGTAAAATTTCCCATATTTAATTTTCGAGTATCATCAAATATTGCGCTTATAAATTCTTTTTGGCATAAATCACTGAATAGCATTATTTTATTTTTATTGTGTGTTCCGAATGCATTTATAATCATTTTTGTAAATTCTCCACGATTAATAAATGGGTCAAATTTGGGTATCATAGATGATAACTGTTCTATATATAATCGATATTGATTTATATCTTGGCGTTTATTGTTAGGATTATTTAAAAAATTTTTTAATACTTTCAAACCCTTATTATAACTTATAGGTACCTTAAAAAAACTTTTTATTATTAAACGATTATAACTATGAGTTTCTATAGGAAGGTTTATAATTTGTTCTATATCATTTTCACTTAATATTTTTATTTCTTTTTCGTAATCTATAGATAAATCACTTTTTGAACCTGAAGACAATTTTGCCATCTTAGTTATTTTAGAGAGATTTGCCGATGATGAAGATTTAATGTTAAACATTTCAACGCATTTATCGTATATATATTTTATTTGCGACGCATTTTTAATAATCTTACGGGTCTTAGGATGTTTTATTCCAGATATTTTACCATTTATTAAATCCTTATAATCCTTTATAAATGCGGCACATTGATGTTTATTTAATATATTTGTTCTGTCTTTTATAACTTGTGACATTTTTTTATCCAATGTATTCATTCTCTAATTATAATAAATAATTTATATTCAAATTTCCATTAATTCGTCATTTATATATCCTAATTTTTGATATTTTTCAAAACAATTTTTATACATATTGTAGTCTGTAAATCTAAAACACGCATAATCTCCTTTTTCATTTGTCATAAAAAAATAGGTTTTTTCCATATATAAATATATAAATATAATTATATTTATATGTATAAATGCTAAGTATTATTTCGCTAATTGTATATCTATATCTATTAAATGCTATATACATAGGGAGAATAAATCCATATGTAAAAAGAATAGAAGGTGGCAAGTTGCCATCATTATCTAAAGTTGATAATGTTATTAAAAGTACACCAATAAGGAGTAAATTTTGTAATTTTAAATGCGATTGTTTCTTTTCGCATAGCGTTAAAAACGATAATATTTGCGTACCTATTTGGATAAAACCTCTCGGATTGTAATGTATTAATATTAAAGTTTTATAATCGCCAATTGATATCCGTTATTAATTACTTCATACTGACCTTGATATTTTTCTAAAAATTTATCCATAGTATTCTTAATATTATAATTATCTCCTCCCAAATAATCGTCCATCCACATAATACCATTTTTATTTAAAACACTGAAACTATTTTCAAGGTCTCTCTTTATAAATTCACACAAATGACAACCATCTATATATATAAAGTTAAAGGTTTTTTTATTTTTTTCAAAAAATTCGTCTGAAGTAATTTTATGTATTTTTATTTTATTATTATTTTTACATATTGATATGTTATGATTAAAGTTTACTTCTTCGTTATTTTGCAACAAGGTCTTATGATCATTATCTTCAGAATGTAAATATGGATCTACACAATCCATAGTAGAATTTTCATTATCTAAAAAATTATCTGCAAAAAATACACTAGACATTCCTTCATAACATCCTATTTCTAATATATTATTCTGCTTCGTTTTATCAAGAAAGTTAGATAATTTTTGTTTTATTTCTGAATAAAAAAACCATTCCTTCGTAAATATATAACTGCTCATTAAATATAATTTACATATATACAAGTATATCTTATATAATAATATATTTATAGTATAATAGAATTATATTATATGGATAATATGTTAGATATTTTTAATAAAAAGAAGAAGGTCAGTGGAACCTTAAATATAAATTTAAATGACAGGGTAGAAGGTATTACAAAAAATTTTCAATTTTCTACAAATAGCAGTTATTACGATAAGAATAGTGTTCATGTAGAATTAACAAGCAAAATCGGTAATATTAGTATAGAAAATGGATATACTGCTAATATCATAGTAGTTATTAATAAAAAAATAATTTTATCTAAGAATATTGATAATTTAACTAACGATTTCTATGATATAAAAAATATATTTAACAATAATAGTAAAATTACTTGTGGTTTTATAACATATTATGTAAATTCTACAAGAAATATATTAATTTTTTGCAGAGATAATGATAATACCCTTTCTAATCTTTTAAAAGGTGATAATTTTAAATTTAAAGATATAACTAATGATTTTGAATATGAAAGTTTATTATATGAGTTATATGTTAAAATTATTAAATTA